GTAATGTGAGTAAACCAGCTGGTCATTACATAGAGATGCGGCAGGGTGAGCCTCGCAGATGTCTTAAGTATTGCAACGTCGCACCGTTCTGTAACCAGTGGACTGGTTGATTGAGTGTGGGGAACCAAAGCGAGTTAGGGATCTATGCCAGATACACCATTGGAGATGACGCTGCGGTAGGTATCCCCACACTCAATCACAGAAAGGATTGCAAAACGACATCGAAGGAAGTAGTGCAATGCTTATAAATATATCAGATAGTTGGTGGAGATGGTTAACCATAGGGGGGAATAACCACCCCCACCGAAAGCAGGACGAGCAGGACGAGGGTTCGGAGCCTACTCGCCCACTATTCTACACTACTTCTTAGCCTTAGCTTTTGTAGCTTTCTTTTTTGGCTCATCGTATGTGGCTGGTACGCCTACTGCTGATGCTTTCTTGCCATTCTTTTCAATGCTAGCCATGTTATTTGCCCTTCTTCATAAAGCGACCTGTCTTGGGGTCACGTCTTAATGTTACTAGGCTAGCAGAATCATCACCCACTAGCTTCTGGGCAACACCCGACTTCACGACACTTGCGAACGCTGAGATTGCTACCGTAGCCACCAGAGCTATAGCATCCATGTCCACATTCGCAAGCGACATACCTGCCGTAACGCCAATAGCCGCCTGTACAGCCGTGGCTACTGCCCGTTCCAATACGTCTTTGTATTCTTCTGAGATGTTCATCTATCATCCTCCATATCATCCACCCTGCCCTGTAACGAATCAATCAAGTCGTTCAACATGCTCTGACCAGCATCAATTAAGTCATTTGCTTTGAGCTGCTGCTCATCAGTGGTATCTTCCTCCGTCTCCTCACCATTATCAAGGAAATTCAGCGGATCATTCAACCCCTTTGACCGAGAGAAGTATGGGTTGTCAGCTACGGTACATCCCCAATGAAGATGCGGTCCTGTGCTTTGGCCTGTAGAGCCAACCTCGCCTAAGACCTGCGCCCTGTCGACGGATTGAGAGCGTTGGACGCTTGGCGTTCCAGCCATGTGAGCGTACAAAGTGTAACCAAGAAGACTACCGTCGCTGTCGTCATGACGAAGAATGACGCAGTTCCCAAAGATATTTGCCACATTCTGTCGCCACCCTTGAGTTTCTTCCATAGTGAATACATCTTTAACCGTACCTCCCATCGGCGCTGTGATTTTAGTTCCCTCTGGAGCAGCAATATCTAGTCCCGTATGTGGCTTACCGCCCGATAATTCGCTTCGCACAATCCCATAGAAACTTGAGATAACTCCGCCCGTAGGGTGTCCGCTGTAGCTGAGGCCGTTTAATTCGCCCTTGAACTTTAATCTTCCCATGTAAATCCTCCCAGATCCAACCCCCAATAAGCATAAGGGCTATGAGTGTCAGTAGTACATCCACTACCAAGCAACATTCCCTTAGCTCTTTAACGTCTTAGTCCCGCCGTCATACACGACAGCGTGACCATTCTCTATAAGGGCTTCGTTGAGGTTCACTCCGTCGCACCGAATTTCTCCCAAGATCCGTCCGTACTTACCCTTACCAAAGCTAACCAGAACAATCTCCTCGGCCTCCTCGACCATCTGTTTCGTAAATGCCTTTGCTGCTAGGCCCTTCTTCTTTATTTCCAAGTTTCTTGTCCTGCTCTCCCATGTATCAAGACCGTATAGCCTGACTCTTTGCTTTGCGACCCAAATTTCAAAGCCCAAGTCCACGTTTACATCTATGGTGTCTCCGTCAACGACCCTGTCTAGGGTCACTTTATACTCATACATTATTCATCTCGCTTTCTTACCTCAATCTCAGCACTGAACGCCTCAAACAATTTCCCCAATCCAGCTGACACAGGTAGCGAAAGGACCGCGAGAGCTGTGAGCAAGCCCTCAATTGAATCAAGAGTTTCTGGGTTTCCTGTAGCAGACCAAATGATTCTTGCTCCTAGAGCTAACCAAACCATCACGACAGGAACAAAGATGATACCCACCAATAGCTGTACACCTGTGATGGTAGTGCCGTTACGCTTTGGTTCTTCATCTGCCATGACAGCTCCACGCCTCCCATCCCTGTATCATCCATACCTCATACGCTGCCTGAGCGTTCTCTTCAGGTATGAAGAAGTTATATTTCTGCGCTAGCTCAGGCCAGTACCCTGTATTTATCTGGAATAACCCTGCCGAAATACCCCTACCTAAACCCACGTCACCTATGGCATCCACTCTGCCCGAGCTTTCACACATCATCAGGGCATACAGCTTGTCCCTGTAGTAATCGTCATGGAAGAACATCCCTAGCTCCTCCGCATAGAATGTGTTGGACGTTATGTATGGCCGCCACGAAGTCTCAGCTAACACAAACATCAGGTCCCAATAAGACAAGAACTCTACGTCCCGTGACGCATTGTCGGTGGATAAACTAATGTCTTTCATCGTTCTAGCGCCTATACCCTCGCTCAGAGGCGTTACAGGGGCCATTACGAGGGGCTGGTGGACTTGTATAACAGGTGGCGGTGGTACTGCATAGCTAATATATAGCTGATTAGATAGAGCGGTAGGCGCAAGAAGTACAACTGTAAGAGCTAATCCTATGGCTATTGCTAGTCTCATAGGCTTTTACCATTTGACCTTGTTCGCCCAATACGCTGCTGACATCTTACCCTTAGCAATGTTTTTAGCATGTCGCGCTTTGAAAGAACGTGCTCGCGCAGTGTTTTTTCTGTCTCCTCTTACACCTTGTTGCCCAAAACGAATTGTCTTCACTTTGCTGCCCTCTTTAGCTACTACAACGTGTGATTTTTTGGGATGCTTAGGAGTTCTTTTAGGTTGGTTATACCCAGACACACCTACTCTTGCTAGCCGTGGGTCTTTAGCCATAGGACAACTTTCTATTTAACGGAGACAGGTGCTTCCGTATTCCCTGTAGCGTTCAACACCTGAATCTTTGTCGTGTTTGCTATAACAAAGTCTGGTGAGTTAATACCTGACCCACTCCCTATCTTGCTTCCACTAATGGTCAGGGTCCCCGCCTTTATGTGATCGAGATCTATACCAGAACCAAAGGCTGATACGTTCGAGATGGTTAACGTTTTACATTGAGATGACGCAGTTTGTGTGTCAATGATTATCTTGTCGAATGAACCAGTGGTCACAGCAGGTACCTTTACAGAGCCACGAGTACTGGTAACAGTGATGTCAAGCACCGCTGAGTTCAGCGTTGGCCCTATAGATATACCATCTGACACGTTATTGAGGATGTTGAGCGTGTAAATCTCCGAGTTCGCTAGGTTCAAAGTCTTAGCTTCTACGTTCTGAATGATGATCTCATCACATTCAAGGTAGAAAGCGTCGTTGTTTGCCAGACTACCAACCACCTGAATGGCAGCAACCTGACCGAGATCTGCCTTACCAATCTCCAAGTCAGACATCGTAATGTCCGCTGCTCTAGCCCCACTCATGTTGAGTTGCAGGGTATTTACCTGTGTTTCACGTACATCAGCAGGTGTTGTTTCCTCAAATTCCCAATCTTTACCGACCTTGAGAGTCCTGTCTGGCTCTACAGCAGCCACGTAGTATTGGGCTGGCTCAGGGAAATGCGGTGCCGCGCGCGTAAACACGACTGAGGTACCAATAGCAAAGCCCGTTACTAAAAGTCCTACCGCAATTCCCCAAGTACCAACCTTCCACACGCCGCCTGTGATGTGTAGCCCCTTTATAGATGCAATGCGTAAGTTGGGTGGCTGCCACCCATTGATGCTTGGCATACGCAGGTTAATTTCTGGCGTTCTCCAGTTCGGAGCACGTAATCGTATGGGCGGTAAATGAACGTCCTTAATCGTAAAGAGTCGCTTAAAAAATGAAGGCTTTTTCTTTTCGTCCATTAGGCATTCCTTGTTGCTTTTATATAACTCCCTACAAGCAGCTTGGTGTCTGACGCGTCAGCTGTATCTTGTGCAAACTGAAAGCGCAAATCACCAGCAGTTGAACTGTTATGTATTGTGGCAAAAATAGGAACAATAACCTTGTTATTGGAGGACGTGCCTTGCCCAGACAGCACCATCGTTTCGGTAACTGTGTGCATAGAGTTGTACGAAGTTGACGCTGACGGACTCGTACTAGCGTTAATTGCTGACGCTCCAGTCTGACCCCACTCAATAGTTGTCCCTGTTACACCCGTAATGTCCCATGCGAATTTAATGTCAGGAGTTGTACCAGTCAGGTATATCAACACCATTTCTGCTACGTATGTGCCACTCGCTACCAATGGGATGGTGAAATCCGAAATGGTGGTGAGCGTGGTGCTGTTATTGACAGTGGCCTCGGCACTTAAGAGAGCAAGCGTGGTGCTTGCGCCATCAGCCACCTCAACAATCTGCGTACCGTTCCCATACACGAGCACATTCTTAGAGTTGTTGTACTGTACATACCCTGCGTTAGTGTTTGAGGGTGAAGCACTCCCTGTTATAGCTAGCAGGGTGGGAGTAACAGTCCCATCAGAGCTAACCACCAAGCTGTCAGTACCAGCAGAGTTTTCTACGATCATTTTCCTAGCGCCAGCTGAATCAGCTAACTGAAGGGTTATGTCTGCGCCCGACGCAGCTTTAATCGTAGGTATGAAATCACGAGTCCCCTCCAGTGCTTCTTTGTACTGGTTGAGGTCGCTTGCATTGGCGGTATCGCCAGCAGTCACATTTGTTAAGGCCACTTAGCTGTACACCTTTCCTGTGTTCCATGCACTTACATCATAGATCAAATTGTCACCGATGTCAGTCAGGTTATTAATTTCTGCGAACGAAACAGTGTATACCTGCGTATCCCTACCGTCTTGCGGGATTACACCAGCAGATCTCAGGTTGAGCATCTTGACTGAATACGTCCTGTTGAATATGTCTGTCAGGGTAATAAGCCTATTGGCAGAGTTGAACAAAAACTCCTCTGACACCTTTGCTCCATAGCGAGATTTTCCCCCACCCTTAAGTGGAAGATCGTCAGCTACTAG